CATCTACCTTCCAGCCCAAGATTGGCTTCAAGACTAGATACGGTATGGTTGCTAACCCATTTGTTGTTCAGTCTAATGGTACACCTGATGCTGAGGCATTAACTCATGGCATTAACCAGTACTATAGAAGAGTTAGAGTTGCTAACTTAACATAATCCAAATATTGGTAATGCGTGTTACCAAATTGTGGAAAATCCCCCAACTTTGTTAGGGGACACACACAGGGATCCTACGGGATCCCTTTTTTTATGCTTAAATAGTATTGTAGGTATACAGTAACGACATGAACGGTAGACTCGATAAAGTCGCCATGACCAATAGGCTCATGCAACTCAAAAGAGAACTGCATTACAAGTGTGAGATTGGGGAAAAAGGCAAATGGGAATGTATAGGTGCTAACGAGTATCTAAACAAGACCTTAGATGTTCTAGATGAATATTGGCAATGAACCAATTCTCTGTTATAATACAATTATCAAATTACAATCATGGTCTTATCTCAGTACGGTAGAGATTTACTCTCTAAAAAACCAAAACAAAAATCTCCAACTAAAAATTCTTTTACAACCAAGAAGCAAACTATGGTTAGTAAAGAAGAAGTTAGTGAGATGATAGATTTTGCTATCAACCAACACAATAGAAATGCTGGTCAAATTAGCATGGTACTTGGATTCACATTCATGGCACTGTTCGCCGATGGTCTGTTTAGAACTCTAGGACTAATACCTCCTTTTATGGGTATTGATGTAAGCATTGTAAAAGACGTAGTAGACGCAATAAAAGAACAGGTAATAACTCAACTATAAATAATAGGTAGTCGAGATATTAACATGCCTTTAGGCGGAGCAGATTGGTACAAAGAACAACCAACCAATAGGAATTTTTTAAACCCTATTGGTTTTATCCTTGAACTGGAAAAGTTTGATGGTGTGGATTTCTTTTGTCAATCAGCAAATATGCCTGACATTAATATGCCTACAACACAGGTAGCAAGTCAATTTAGAAACTTGCCTATCATACCTGGTGGAGGAGTAGAGTTTGGAGATTTGTCAGTAACTTTTATTGTAGATGAAGATTTAAAAAACTACAATAGCATATACAAATGGATGCGTGACAATGGTAATGCAGATCAGATGGCACGTGAGACACCAGAAAAAGATATATTTTCTAACGGACAATTATTAATTACTACGAGTCAATATAATCCTGCGTTTGTAATAGACTATCAAAATTTATTTCCTGTAGCACTGACAAATTTGCAATTTGATGCTACAATAGGAGATGTAGAATACATTACTGCTAACGTAACATTCAAACATCAGCAGTTCTTTCTTCGTGATAAAAACTTCAAGAAATTATGAATTTTGATTCTCTTCGTAATAAATTTGACAAGTTAAGAAATGATTGGGCAGAAGATAGTCATGTAGACTTTCAATTTAAGAATAAAGAATATAGTGCTGATCTAGGACAACTTGCATTAGACATACCTTTCCAACACAATAAATACTTAAACCATTACACTGACATATCACAGATTAAAACTTCCTTAGAGTTTGAAATTCGTAAATTAGTAAAGGAAAAACGTGAGTATTATTCTGGTGAAGCAGATGCTAAAACGTATGCTGCTAAACCATTTGGATCTCACATAAAAACAACAGAAAAGATGAAGGTCTATCTAGAGTCTGATGATGAGATCATCAACCTAGAAGCAAAGATCAAGTATCTAGATCAAATGCTATATTTTCTAGATCAAGTTATGAAACAAATTTCAAACAGAGGTTTTCAAGTGAAGAGTGCCATTGAGTGGGAGAAATTTGTTAATGGACAATAATGACACATCTTACAGTGAGGAAAAAGAATGAGGTTTATATAACCATTCATTCTGATGAAGAGTACGTCCATAGAGAATTAGCGGACTACTTTACATTTGAAGTTCCAGAAGCAAAGTATTTAAAAAAGAATCCCAGATACAAATACTGGGATGGAACCATACGTCTATATTCCCCTGCTACAGGAGATTTGTATCATGGGTTGTTAGATCATCTACAGATATGGGCGGCAGAGAAACAATATATTGTAGAGTATGAAAAAAATGATTGGTATGGAGATATAAGTCAGGACAATAAATTAGTCTCATTGCCAGCAGTAAAACAATACATGAAAAAAATCTCTAAGATAGAACCTAGAGATTATCAATACCATGCGGTGTATGAAGCGATAAAAAACAATCGTAAGTTACTTCTTTCTCCTACGGGATCTGGTAAATCCCTCATGATCTACTCCATAGTCAGATACTATGCTGCCACCGCAAAGAAGATACTTATAGTCGTCCCAACTACATCCCTCGTTGAGCAGATGGTCAATGATTTTATTTCTTACGGGTGGAATGCTACTGCTCATGTTCATAAAATTTATAGTGGTAAGGATAAGAATACTGACAAACCTATTATAATATCAACTTGGCAATCTATCTACAAGTTTCCTAAAAGATACTTTGATGATATTGATTGCGTAATTGGTGATGAAGCACATCTCTTTAAGTCAAAGTCATTGACAGGTATCATGACTAAGTTACACAATGCCAAGTATAGGTTTGGTTTTACTGGTACTCTAGATGGGAGTAAGACTCACAAGTGGGTACTAGAAGGTTTGTTTGGCAAATGTGAACAAGTAACTAAAACAGATGATCTAATCAAGGAAGGTTACCTTTCTAATTTTAGGATAAAAATCCTACTTTGTAAACATGCTCCTCAGTATTTCGACACATATCAAGATGAAATAGAATATCTTGTGGAGCATAAAGGTAGAAATAACCTCATAAAGAATCTAGTCAAGGACCTAGATGGTAACACCCTAGTGCTATTTAACTATGTAGAAAAGCATGGTACACCATTATACGAATTGATAAATAATAATGTAGAATCCTCACGTAAAGTATTTTTTGTACACGGAGGAACTGACGTAGAAGATAGGGAAGAAGTACGCAATCTAACAGAGACGGAATCTAATGCAATCATCGTTGCCTCTTACGGCACCTTCTCAACTGGAATTAACATTAAGCGTCTTCACAACATCGTGTTCGCTTCACCATCAAAATCCAGAATTAGAAATCTACAATCAATCGGTAGAGTTCTTAGGAAAGGAGAAGGTAAGGACATAGCAACGTTGTATGACATTGCAGATGATATTGGTGGACAGAACTATACGCTAAAGCATTTGAATGAAAGGGTAAACATATACAACAATGAAAACTTTAAGTATGAAGTTATAAGAGTAAACCTTAGAGCAAACTAATATGAAAGACGAAGAATTTTATTCAACAATAAAAATCGTAACTGGTGAAGAGATAGTAGCAAAGGTTATCTATCTTGAAGATGAAGATAAAGTTATGTTAGAAGATCCTCTCCTTGTAGAAGTGCAGAGACAAAGAAAAGGTGCATTGGAAATTGCTGGTTTTGCATTCAAGGAATGGATGTCGGCGACGTTTGAGGATATGTTTGTTATGAATCGAGAACATATTGTAACAATGTCTGAGATAGATCCTACTATTAAAGAATTTTATATAAAAACATTAGAAAGAATGAAGGGTGGTAAGATGTTAGCAAACACTGCAGACAAGTTACCTAGAAAGTCAGGCTACGTCGGGTCGGTGTCTAAATTCAAGAAGTCTTTAGAAGATATATTTAAAAAGAGCTAGACTCATCCTTGAACCCGCTACACGGTTAGTGTACTGGTTATCTAACAGTTTGTCAAGTACCTTTACAAAACTCCTTTCATTTGCTATACTAAAGACATCATTCAACGCAGTAATGAAAAGAAAAAAAACTGAGTACTATGTAAACAATAAAGAATTTCTCGCTGCGATTACTGTTTATCGTCAGAAAGTTCATGCTGCCGAAGAAGCGGGAGAACCAAGACCCAGAGTTACTAATTACTTGGGGTCTTGTTTTTTAAAGATCGCAACACACTTGTCATACAAACCAAACTTCGTAAACTATATGTTTAGAGAAGATATGATTTGTGATGGAATAGAAAACTGCTTGCAGTACATAGATAATTTTGACCCCGAAAAATCAAAGAATCCTTTTGCTTATTTCACACAAATTATATACTATGCGTTTCTAAGACGTATACAAAAAGAAAAGAAACAATTAGAAATCAAAGGAAAGATACTAGAAAGGTCTGGATTTGATGAGGTAATGCACACAGACCGATATACTGGTAACATGTCAGGTATGAATGCTTCTTATTCTGACATGGGTAGCATCAAAGAAAACATTGAAACCAAAATGAATCGCTAATGCCTAATGACATGTATGATGATATGCGTAGATTAAACGCATTGTATGAAGAACTTATGTGGAGTAACGATGATGAGTTACAATTTATCATTGAAAACGGACGCATCGTTATTTTAAATAAAACACATGAAGAGTATATTAAGAAGACACACTAGCGAAGTTGAAAGAATGAATCGCTTTGAACGTAGACTTGCTGTCACAAGAAGACTCAGAGAAATGTTTCCAGATTATACTGGAGTATATAAGTTTACTGAATACCAGTTTATTGATTATGAAAGAATTTGATTATGATCTCGATTATAAAAGACTTGACTTTACAGACGAGGAGACTCGTAAACTATATCGTATTGGAAGAGGGGAGCAAGGGGTTCTACTGGTTCGCCCTTATACTAACGATATCTGTGCTCATTGGAGATTTAAGACTCCAAAGATTGCAATGATGTCTGCACATACTATCTTCGACATGTATCTAGATTACCTAGAAGAGAAAGACTTTATAGGTATGGATATGTGTCGTAAGTTTTTAGAGATGGGATTTACTAGATCAAGGAGATATGCCAATCATAGAGACGGTAAAAAGTATGATAAAGAAGGTAATATAATGCCCCCAGAACCAGATCATGCTACTTGTCATTTTGCTAAGTCCGCTAGAATATTTAAAAATGTTCGTGACATGGTTGCAAAAAATGAAATATACATTAACATGAGAAAAGAATGGAGATCCAATGAAAGTACCCACGCAAGC